TGGGCACAAGAACGTCGTGGTAATTGAGAATCATGTTTCAGTCAACCATTTCGCTGCCCGTGGCTTTAACGGAAAACAGCCAGTCGTTGGCTGGGTTGGTTCAACCAATCACCGCAGCGGTGACCTAGAGGAACTGTTCGGCATTTTTGATAACAGCATGAAGTTCCACCACAGCGGACATTACGGTTCCGGTAATCCTTTTGCCGACGCCCTCGGGCTGAAACGTGACCGTGTGGCCAAGAGCCCAATGCGAGCACCATGGGATTACGCAAAGATGTCTTTCTGCTTTGACATCGGCCTGGCGCCTTTGTCCGACATTGAGTTCAACCATGCTAAATCGTGGATCAAGGCAATCGAGTACTGCGCTGCCGGCGTACCTTTTGTTGCGTCACCAAGGACTGAATACCTAAGGCTCGTCGAATTACTTGGTGCTGGAAGGATTGCACACACTCCCGCTGAGTGGATGTCGCACGTCAAGGAATTACACGACCACAAGACACGAACACATGAAGCCTCAGTTCTAAGAGCAAAAGTTGCTGAACTTCTTGACGTTAAGCACATGGCCCGTAAGTGGGAAAATGTGATATCTTCTAACTTGTGAAGAAGCGTTCTGCCAAGCAAGAGGCGCTCTACCGAGAGCGCAGGCCGTTAGTTAAGCGACTTCTTGAGGAGCGTGAGTGGTGCGAGGCATGCCCAATTTTTGCTGAGCATGATGGTCGGGTTACCTATGCACGAAACCGATCCATGGACATCCATGAACTCGTGCGTCGCTCGCAGGGTGGCTCGATTCTTGACATCGACAATTTGATCGCTGTTTGCCGGCCTTGCCACATCCGAATCGGGAATTACCCGCAACTTGCCTTCGATTTGGGTTTGGCCAAGAGGTCTTGGGAGCAGTAATCACTACTGTGCTAATCTTGACTTGACCAAGGAGAGTCATGGTAGTTCCGCGCCGCACAAACACAGACGAAGAAGAACAGCGCGGTGATGCTCGTCAGCGTCGCCGTCCTGGCTTGTTGCGACGTGCTGCTGGCAGGGCCCTAAGGGCAGCCGCCCGCGCCGCTGACCGGGCCCGCACCGGTCGCCGCCGCCGCTGATAGGAGGCCATAATGTTAGTTTCTATTGACGAACTACGGCGATACATGGATATTACCTTCAGTTCGCGCCAAGAAGATGCCGCCACATACGTACTTGAGGGCCTGCAAAGCGAACTCGAGGCCTACATTAGGCGCCCAATCGAAATTCATGAATACACCGAAACGCACGTTATTCAGGCATCCTCAACTGGGCTACCGACCGCTTCTTTCTTTTACGACCAGAGCCTCGATACAACGCTGAATACCGGAATCTCGGTCACGCAGCCACCGGTTGGCGTCTACCTAAGAAATACGCCAGTCGTCACGGTCACTGAAGTTACGCTTACGAACACGACCGGGGATGTTCTGGAGCAAACCGAAGGCATCGACTATGTGGTTCAGCGGTACGGGATTGATTGCTACAGAGGCTACCCAAATGACGTCGTAACCGTTACTTACGAGGGCGGTCTAAACGGCGATCAAATCAAAATGTTCCGCCTGATGATCCTGCGTGCTGCGTCCCGCGAAATGCAGAACATGCATGATGATGTGGTCGGTATCAAAGACCTGAACTCGAGAAACGTTGCGCCACTTCAGACCGGATTTCTGGATAGTGAGTTGTTGGCCCTTAAGCGTTACCGACGCAAGCAGATTGCCGGCTAATGTTTTCCACCATCACCGTTCGCGTTTACAACGAAGAGAACGCCATCCTTCGACTTGAGGGCATTAAGCAGCGTTTAGAGAATCAGCAGGTTCCTCTGCGCCAGGCTCGCGTAATGCTGGCTGCCGCAAATGCAAAGAACTTTTCTAGCAATGGACTTCCTGTTGGTGGCTGGGCCCCACTCGATGCCGAGTACGGGTCGTGGAAGGCACGCCGTTATCCGGGTGCCCCCCCATTGGTCGCTAACGGCAAACTTTTCCGGAGCCTCCTGGAACTTGATGGTGGCAATGTCAATATCATTAGCCCAAAAAGTGCCACATTCGGAACGGATGTTGAGTACGCTAAGTTCCACCAATACGGAACCAGGAAAATGCCTAAGCGCAAAATTGTTTTTGAGCCTGTTGGCTTTGCTGCTGAACTTGGTCAGATTATGGCCAAGTGGACTGCTTTTGGAATCTGATCATGCAGGGTGCACACAACGCAAAACTATTTGTCACTAATTATCTCAAGGAAGACTTTAAGCGTCGTCTTGACGACTATCGCTTCGCCCGACGGGCAGAGGGTGAGTGGTTCGTTGACGACGGCGCTTTGCCAGAGCCGGCAAAGTACTTGAGTTACGAGCCACTTGCTCTGGACGAACTTCCCGCAATCATTACAGTTGCCATTTCTACCTCCAGGTTTGTGCGGGATGACTACACCCCAGTAATGGACCCCCTGTATAACGTCACGTACACCATGCGTTCATACGTATGGGTTAAGGCCCAGGGCAACGAGGAAGCGACCCTCATGCGAGACCGCCTCACCACCGTGCTTCGTTCGGCCCTTCTTGACTACCCGTGTTTGCGGGCCAACAAGCCCGAGTACTACCTGGAAGTCATGATCGACGAGGGTTCGATGAGGGAAGAGTTTTCCGACCTGACCCTGCTCAAGGGAGAGCGAGTTCTGGCTGGGGCGTATATTTCGTATGACCTTTCAGTTACCGAGCGAATTACTCGACTGCCTGTTGGTACGGCTGATGAGTTCCAGATCGAACTAGAAAAGGCCGCCCTTGGCGAGCCTTTGCCCGACTAACCATACTTGCACCGTTAAATGTGGCTGTGTTGTAGCATTGATACGAACAGCAAGCAGGCATAGCGCAAATTTCGTTAGAGATTATCTGGCGAAAAACAAAAAGCGCTATACTCTGACTTAACGTTTTGATCTTGGTCGGAATACGGAAGGACATCGAATGCCCGGCGTAGTAGTCACAACAGCGGTACGTACTGGCCCCACAGTTGCCAACGTCGCCCCTTCAGCCACTTTCTTCATTGCCGGACAGACCGAGCGTGGACCTGCCGATGAGGCAATCCTCGTAACCAGTCTTGCCGACTACGAAGACTACTTTGGTGGGTACGTTTCATACGGCCACACTCACCAGCAAGTCCAGGCCTTCTTCGAAGAGGGCGGCGCTCGCTGCTACGTCAGCCGCGTTGTAGGAGCCTCGCTAGGCGCTGGCTACTCGTCCACCACCTCGACCGGAACGATTACTCTCGACACCTCCGGCGCGCTCGATGCCGTCACCTTGAACGCCAAGGGACCCGGCGCATGGTCTGCAAACCTTGACGTCAGCGTCGCAACCCTTGGTTCTGGCTTTGTCATCAAGTTGTTCCTCAATGACGAGCAGGTCTACTCGACTGGTGAAGTTGCTAATGCTCAGGCTGCGGTAAACAAGATCAACAGCAGCGCCGTCGCCGGCCGTTATGTCGAGGCCGTTCTGCCCACTGGCGCGGCTGCTCGTGTACCAGCAACCACCGCGGCTACCGCCTTCTCGACCGGTAGCGATAACCGCGCTGAGATCGCGTTGGCCAACTACGAGGTTGCTCTAAACAACTTCACCGATGACCTGGGTGCTGGCGCTGTTGCCATCCCTGGCGCAACCGAAGATGCTGGCATGGACATGACCAACCTGCATCAGGCCATCATCGATCATGCGGACACTAACCACCGCGTGGCGCTCTTGTCCTTCCAGTCTGCCGATACCTCGGACGATGCAATCGCTGCCATGGCTGATTACGGCGACTATGCCGGCTCAGAGCACGCTGCTTTCTATTGGCCCTGGATCACTGCGAACCGCGCAGTCAACACTCCAGTGACCATGTCACCAGAGGGTTATGTGGCCGCCAAGCGCTCGGTTGCTTTCAATGCTACCGGCCCATGGGCCCCATACGCCGGCCTGGCTTCGGAAGCCAAGTTTGTGACCGGTCTGGCCAATACCGTCAGCAAGACTCTTGGCGACAGCCTCGACGAGTCTCGCGTCAATGCCCTCCGCGTGATCAACGGTCGCGTCCGGGTCTACGGTGCTCGCTCGGCCTCCTCGGACGAAGACAACTTCCGCTACATCACCGCCCAGGAAATGCTGAACTACATCGTCGTTCAGTCGCAGAACACCCTGGAAGACCTCGTGTTCTCGACCATCGACGGTCGCGGCGCTCTGTTTGGTCAGGTCGATGCCCGCCTGCGTGCGGTGCTCGAGCCCCTGCGCCTTGCTGGTGGCCTGTACGAGGCGTTCGATGTTCTCGGAAGTCGCATCGACTACGGCTACACCGTGGTCGTAAACGACGCAATCAACCCGGTCAGCCAGTTGGCTGGAGGCCTTATCAAGGCCAAGGTTGGTGTCCGCGTATCAAGCATTGGTGACCAGATCGAAGTTGAAGTCACCAAGTCCAACCTAACAGCATCAGTAGTCTGATAAGGAGTTACCGTGTC